TATATGACGCGACGTTTAATAAATCTGAACTACTCATTTTTAAAGGTAATGATGGTGGTGGTGATGCACAAGGAGGACCAGACCGTATTTACTATCTCGCACCACAACACCTCTTCAAAACCTATACATCTTCGGACACTGTTGTAGACCCAGACAACACAGAACTTACAAACTTAGCAATGTCTATTGCCCCTAGTGGTCTTGTGATCGTCGGTGGTACGGATGCATCAGTGAGTAGCTCAGCAACAAAGCTCAAAGTGAATGGTGATATTGAGTTCGCCGCGGGTGGTTCCTTCATTATTACAGGTCTAGCCTTCTTAACAACAAACGACAACCCATCTCTAAACATCATCCGAAGTATCTCTAATAGTACAGTGAAACGTCCTCTCACATTTACACACAAGGTTGGAGAGGCAACCGAGGTAGAGTATGCTCGTTTCGATGGTTCTGGACGTCTTGGTATAGGTACAAAGTCTCCAGACTCAAATGTTCATCTTTATGATTCACGAACGACAGACCTCGATATGCTCAAACTTGAAAGTCCTGGGACAAATAAGAAGACGGGTATACTCTTGTACACAACCGATAACTACGGTGGATATGTTAGAGGTTTCCGTAATTCGACCCATACGACATCTGGGATCACGATTGGTGCGACCAATAATAGTACGGACGCGGATGGACTCCACATTGTACATACGAGTAATGTTGGAATTGGTACGGTTAACCCCATGACCAAGTTTCATGTCTATGATGGTGTAGCGCGTGTAGAGCATTCTTCGAGTAATGCTATAGTGGAGTTTAAGACAACGGGTGGTGCTTCTAATATTTATGGGGATACACTCGGGAATATTGTCGTACAACCAAGTAATGGTGGGACATTCGTTGAAAGTAACCTAACAATCAGAAACGATCTTACGGTACAAGGTGCGATTGATCTTGGTAATGAGGTCGCCATCGGTCTTGATGGTGCTACAGCGAACACATCCCTTCATGTGAATGGTGGTATAATCACTAACTCGGATGGTGTAGCTGACAAGAAATATTCAGATACATTCACACTAACGGCTGGTCAGGGTAAAGATGTCACATTGACATTCGCGAATGGTGCATTTTATGCTAAATGTGTTATGATGTTACGTGAGACTGCGACAGTTTCTAACTTGAGTACAATGATCCTCGAAATTCAGGGGGGTACAAGTAATGGAACGACATCGAGTCAAGCCATCGCCATCGGTACGAAGAATATGTTCGGTGGAACCAATGCATACCCATGGAGTCCCACAGTGACAACGACAGCGAATAAAGTTACTGTTTTACCAGCTGCTGGTGCATCTTCCGGGCGATCTTTTGTATACGATATACACGTTGAACTCCTTTCTTCTGTAAACGGGAAACTCACGACGATAAAATTCAATAATGATAGTGAATCTAAGAAAACATTCACATACTAAACTTACTACGAGGGAAAACCCCGCGGTAGATTCAACATTTACGCCCTGGTGGCATCAGAGACGGCTAATATAATTACGCCGGCGATGAATGCCATGATGACGTAATTCATTTCGGTTTCTTCGAGACCAATCTGAGGCATATCCTCTTTGATCTCTTCTGGCTCTGCAATAGACTTTTGTGTCCTGCTGGGAGGTTCCAGTTCCTCCAGCGGACAGTACGCTATCATTTATATAGTAATTAGAGATTAATTTCCGTCTTCTTCTTTCGGCGAGTCCGTTTGGGTTTGGTAGTAGCCCCGAAGTTTATCTCCTTGACCTCACCACCTGTGGAGTCACCCGAAATAGAAACAATATCAGATACATCGTCCTCCTCGGCGACACTCTCAGTCATGGGAGTAACCATTGTCGTGTTCATGGGTGGTGGTGGGGGCATCATGATACCACCCATAAGGCTTGAAATGTCCACCCCAGGTCCTTGCATCTCATAATTGCCGGTACCACCGACAGGGGCACCATCTGCAGAGCCTTCTGGGGCGCGAGTAGTGTTCTGCACGGCTGACATCATATTCTTGACGAGGTCTGGATTTTGTTTCATCACATCGTTCATGTTGGGCATGACCGACTTGAACATACTGTTTGTGAGGTGGAACATCATCGCCGAACCACCTAACATCATGATCATCTTGACCTCTGGTGCGACACTCACCTTGGAGCGGTACTTGACATAGAGTTCCTCAAAGACACCATCATAGTCATCAACATTTTCCATGACAGATTCAGACCAACCCTCGAGTTGAACCTCGAAGGGGTTGTACCTCTTGTTGAGGAACTCTAAACCAGTCACACATGCGATCAACATACGCCGGGAGAAGCGTACTGACTGTTCCACATCGATGCTATAGGTAATTCGCTTCACCTCAGACCTCAACTCATCGACATTGGAATAGGCGTTGAGTCTTTTGTTCACTGCAAATCCCTTCTTCTCCAGACGACCAAGTTTATTGATGAGGTCTGACTTTTCTTCGTCAATCGAGGTGTACCCCTTAGAAGGCTGATCCTCTTGGGATCCTGGACCTTCCATGGGTTCATCGTCATAAAAAGTTGGTTCATCCTCACCATAGTCAATCTCCTCATCCTGCTGAGGTTGAGGAGGGGCAGATTGTTTATTAGGATTCACAAAAGCATCCATAGCCTCTTGATGTTGCTGAGGTGGGGGGCGGTATGCCGTCTGACCAGGTCGTGGTACAGGTCTGCGACGAGGAGCCGATATCTCAATCTCATCCATCAGAGCCTGCTCATCAGCATCTAATTTCATCACAGTAGTATTTCCTCGGTCGAGAATAATTTCTTCGTCCATCTACTCTCTATGTAGAAACTAAAAAAAATATCTTTAACGCACTTTAAAAAAATGTATACATATAATAAATGTTCAAGCTAAACCAAGCGAACCGTAATGGGATTACTTCCATAATTGTTATGATCCTGCTGATCGTCGCCCTCGCGCTTACCCGTAATGCGAGTGCTTATCAACCCAGGCCAATCAAGATCAAGACTGTGAGTGAGGCGTCAATCTTTGATCTCAAGTCAAACATTAACTGTGTCGCCGGTGGTGGTAAGGATGATGAAGTCTATTCGATGGGTCTCACCCCAGGTGGTTTATGCGGTGCCCAAAAGCTCGTCGCCGACCATGCTGGGTACGCGATTGAGGATGGAATCGGTGGATCTTTAATCTAAGCTAACTATAAATGGCTCTCATTACTTCTCCCACTGAGACAATTCCAGATCTCAATTACGAGTATCATACTATAACAGTTGACACTATCGGACAGGAGAGTGCGAATACATTCACATGCTTTCTCAACCAGCCACTGAAGAATGTTGTTCAGGCTAGACTTTTTGCCGCTCGTATTAATTCTAATGTCGCCACCGAACACTGTTATGTATCTATCGATCAACTTGATTCGATTTTCAGTGACCGAACCTCTAATGTGTACGATGGACAGGCTCCCCTTAGTATTATTCGCAATTCATTCGCGAGTATTGTAAAGTCTGAAGATCTCGTTATTAACTATAAAGATGAATACCCAATTGTAACACAATATATTGATCCAATTCGTCGTGTAGATCGGTTAAATGTAACCATCCGAAATCAAAATGGAGTCCCCATTGTTCCCTCAACTCCCGCGAAAGATAACTTTCTAGTTCTCCGTTTCGTGTGTAGAAAACCTAATATGTAATTTTCTCCCCTTATACTAGTATACCATGTCAGCTGGTATTGTTCAATTGATTGCAATCGGTGCCCAGGATGAATACATCACTGGTGAACCTGAAATTTCTTTCTTTAGTTCAACATTCAAAAGGCATGCTAATTTTTCACAATCCATTGAAAAACAAACAATCCATGGAGCGGTGAAAAACAATTCGATGTCCAGTGTTCAATTCGAACGATCTGGAGACCTTCTCGGGCATGTATATTTTACACTCGATGATACCACCCAAGCCCTAGATATCCAACGATGGGACACAATCATCGATAAAGTTGAACTTTATATCGGTGGATCCCTCGTGGATACTCAAGATGCAATCTTCACCGAAAAAATTGCTATCGATACGTTCGCTCAAAATGTTTCCAAGAGTTCGAATGGTACACACCCTGGTGTAAGTGCCCGTTCTTATTTCTACCCCCTGCGCTTTTTCTTTTGTGAAGGACCCAAATGTGCACTCCCCCTTGTAGCCCTGAATTATCATAACGTCGAAATACGAATTCACTGGGCGACTGCAGCCTCTACTTATAATATAGAGTGCTTTGCGAATTATTACTATCTCGATAATCAGGAGCGTGGTAACATTGCTTCAAGAAAGCATGACCTTCTCATCACCCAAGTACAAAAGAACATCGCATCACGGAGTCTTACACAAGATTTGAGTTTCAATCACCCAATTAAGTACCTCGCATCTTCAGACACCACGACCAATGGTGCACTTACTTCACCCACGAATAAAGTCAAATTGAACATCAACGGACTTGATGTCGGTAATTATAAGTGGGGTAAACCACATTTCATTGATGTCACGAGCTATTACCACACAAACTTTGTGACTTCCCCAGACTTCTTTCTCTATTGTTTCTGCCTCTCAACAAGTTCCCTCCAACCTACAGGCACTCTCAACTTCAGTCGCTTAGACTCCGTAAAGATCATGAGTGAGTCCATGCCTATAAACGACCCTATATACGCGGTCAATTATAACATCCTCCGTATCGAAAATGGTATGGCAGGTCTCCTCTATGCAAATTAAAATACTAATCTATATTAAATGGTCAAGACATTGCCGACGGTGGAGAGATCCACAAAAATCCGGTTTGGTAAAAATTGTACGGAAGACCAGGGTGAGAATACGATTGTTCTAAATGCGGGTAATACCGCCATCGATACATCTAATGCTGGTGCTATATATATAACACCCGTGCGATTTGATGATACCTATACTTCAAAGGCTGAAATTGTACTCATGATGTATAACACGATAACAAAAGAACTAGTTGAATCTGGTCAAGCAGCCCAAGATATCATTGGTAATACTGGTCTTGAAGCTACAACTTCTCAAGGTAATACATCATCATACGTCGTACGATTTGTGAGTAACACAACTTCTTTGGTCACTGAATCGAATGTAGGTATCGCAAATGCTTCGCCAGGTCACACTCTCAGTGTGGGTTCAAACCTATACGTTAGTGACACAGGTTCGAATGTACTTGTCATATCTGGTGGCGTTTTATTGGATGGTAATCTCACTGTAAATGGCGGTGTGACATCGATAACCACAGAAAATCTCAAAATTAAAGATGCCATCATCGAGTTGGGTCAAAACAATACATCTAGTGATACAACACTCGATTTGGGTCTCATCATGACACGCCCCAATTCCAATGTAACTATCGGATTTGTAGAATCCTCTAAAGAAATCGTGATGGGTTTCACCGAAAGTAGTGCTGATAGTCATGTCATCACACCCCTAACTTCCGAAGATATCAATGTGCACGTATATGGTCGTCTTTACACAGAAGCTAATGTTGGTATTTTGAACACTGACCCAATGCACACTCTTGATGTCGGTTCAAATTTGTATGTTGATGAGTTTGG